GTTATTCTCCTATACCTTCTCTAACTTCTCATCTTGAACACGATTGTTTACCTCCCTGTATAGACACTAAAAAAATATATGAAACAATAAAAGTATGTTCTTAAAACCTGCAGCAACATCCATAATTAATTTTGATAGTATTGATAGTATTGGTATAGATTTTTTGTTTGATAAAATCTATGTTGTATGGGGTAGAGACCCACTACGTCGAGAGTATATTGAAAAATCGTTTGCTAGCTTAGGTATACAAAATTATAAGTTTGTGAGAAGCATTTCACCTCAAAATTTTTATCATGATAAGATACCTAGGTTTAAATTCTTAAGATCAGAATGGGTATTACGAAAATGTAAAACATGTGCAACACCTGAGCAAAATCATTTACCAGTTTCTTTAGGAGAGATTTCTTGCTCATACGGTCATTTAAAGGCGTACAAAACAGCTCTTGCCGATGGTTGTAAGAATTTTTTAGTAGTAGAAGACGATATTGTTTTTGATAAAGATATACTTTATAATGTGTTAGATTGGAAAGATCATATACCAAAGGATTGGGATATAATTCATTATCATTCTTGGCATGATTTTGACAACCCATTAGCTAAATTTCGTAAACAAGTAAACAAATATTTTTATACCGGTTATAAAGAGTTTGGCGGTGCGGTGTGTTATGCTCTTACTGCGCGATCGGCAAAGCAACTTCTCGCTAGCTCTATACCGATTCAAGTAGCTGCTGATGGAGCTATTTCTTGTTTTAGCTTGTCATTATTTTCTAGACGATATTATAATTCATATGTAATGTTTCCATTTTTAGCAAAGAAAACTATATTTGATAGTCAAATCGATGAAGAACAACCCATAATAAAAAAATATAAAACTAGAAACCAACGCAACGGAAAAATGAGTTGATTAATTTTCTAGATATATTATTATATCTGTATGATCTTACGAGACATCGAACTGTATGATGGTAATTTAATTCACGGTAGGTTTGCTTATAAATACTTTCGGAAAAAGACCCTCCCTATTGGTAATATTGTAGCTTTTAGAGCTCCGATGAAAGTAGAAACCGAGGGAATGATTGATAATGAAGACCTTCTTAATAATGATTTCATTTACTCTGATGATGCTATTAATTTTTGCTGGGAGTTGCCTAATTTATGTCCACTCGGTGCTGTATTCTTTCAAAGACTACTTAACACGCAAATCGCTAACTTGTTGTCAACGAAATACTTGCAAGCTCCAATCGAAGTAGATGGAGATGACCTAATTGTACATAAGGAGTTCGAACAGAACGGAGTTATTCAACCAAAAGGTAAGTGTAGTGTAAGTATTACGTATTCAAAAGACAATGTAGCCATTGGTCATACTGCCATTAATGTTGTTGCTGGTAGAAACGCTCCAGTTTTTGCCTATTCCACAAATTTAACTGATAATCAAGTGGAAGAATTCATGAAATTAGTGGTAGACACCTACTATTCTATGGTGGATGACGCATTCATCGCAACTACAAAGCTGACCCTATGAGACTCAATCCTATAATCAAATTTTTTTCGCAAAACTCGCGTAATTTTCCTTTAAGGATTTTTTTGAGAGAGGTCGAGTTCATGGTCCAATTTTTTTTTGCAAAATTAAGATAAAATTAGTATAGGGAGTTGTAGATAAGATGAATTTAGTAAATCGAATACCAATTGGAGATAACTACCCATGTATTATCAATTGTATTATTGAAATACCAAAAGGTACGAGTACAAAGTATGAATATGATGAGGAGTTAGATGTAATTAAGCTCAATCGTAGCTTATATAGTTCAATGAACTATCCAGGTTCATATGGCTTCATACCTCAGACGTTAGCTCTTGATGACGACCCGTTAGATGTCATTGTGTATAACAACACACCTATTATTTCTGGAGCTCTAGTTCAAGTAACACCAATCGCGACTGTGGACATGACTGATAACGGAGATAAGGATTATAAAGTAGTTTGTGTACCGACTAGTCATATTAAACAATATAGATCTATAAAAGACCTTGAAGCTCATTGGGTGAGTAAGACTTTAAACTTTTTTACTCATTATAAAGAGTTAGAAGATAAGAAAGTTATTATAGATGGTTGGTTGTCCAAGACTTGTACAAAAAAAATTATAAAAGATAGCCATATAAGATGGCAACGATCAGGATGCCGAAAGGAAATGTAAATAGTTTTTTTGATTTTGTAAATAATATCGCTTTCGATAGAAACCCGATTGATATTAACATTACTGACTCTCAATTATATTCCGCTTATATTACTAATAGGTATATTACGTTTATTAATAAAGAATGTACATTACTAATAAACAATACAGTAAACAAACACGGTTTGGCCTACAATAATGAATTACATTATAATTTATTATTCAATTTAATACCTAAAACTAAACGTAAGTTTATTAGGTATGTAAAAAAGAAAAAGAAAGATAAAAAAAGTTTTGAGCGAACTGCAGATTTGTATGAACTCTCACGGAGAGAAATACAATTGTATTCGGAAAACTTTGGAGTAAATATTAACAAATATGAACAGTAGTCAACAGAAGAAATATGATGCAGCGTTAGATAAAATGGATCTGACTGACAGTCAGCGAGATGCGTTTGACCATTCTGTAAAAAAAGGTCTTATTGATCTTGATACATATCAAGATACAGATTGTTTTAGCCTACATGGTTATAAGCTAAGCCAAGTAATGGATGATATTGTTTTAGCCCAGTATGTAGATCTAGATGAATCTGGTACATCAGTAAAGCGAGGTAGTGTTTATATTCCTCTTGCTCATGTCAAGCGTACATGGAGAATGGCTCGAGTTATTTTAGCAGGCCCTAAATGTCAATTTGCGAAACCTAATGATATTGTCTGCTTCCCAGATGACAAAGGAATTAAAGTCGATAATTTATCTGTTGCTGGTTTTGATTCTTCTCTTAGAAATTGTTTATTTTTAAATGAGGATAGATTTTTTGGGATTTGTGAAGAATTAAATCGAGATGATAGTAGGGCTGAGTAATTTAAAGTCTATGCTTTTGAGTAAGGTATGCGAAGTAAAATTTGCTCGCCGTAATACAAAGCCTGGTCGACCTGCCTCTCGAAGAATGTTGTGTACAAATAATGTACAGTTACTCAATTCAGTTGAAGGTAGAACAGTTTTAAATTATCAGCCACCTAGACAAGCTCCAGCATATAATCCTAATCAAGAAAATTTAATTATAACATGGGATATATTAATGCAAGGCTTTAGAACAATCAATTGTGATACTGTCGACCTTATAAGCACTCTTGATGCTGATGATACATTTTGGTCTTATTTAAATGAAAAAATCTCACCTATGTCGGCAGGAGAGAAAATGGCGTTTATGAATACATGACATACGAACTTGTAGAAAATACTTTAAAGAGTCTGTTACTTAGTACAGTAAAGATAACGTCAAAGAAAAGAACTTTAGGCGCTGGTCAGATCCAAATATTTGATATTAAGGACTTCAATATCAAAATACTATTTACTACAGGTAAGAAGATAGAAATAGTATACCCATTTAATGTTCTTAAAGAGAATGGTATAATTTATTTTGACTATACTCTGACTAATATTCATAGAGAAGATGTTTTATGGAAGCCAAAAGTAAATAGAATGATAACTAATCATCGTAATAAATATTGCGACTTGCTTCTCTCTATAGAACAACTATAATAGTTGTATGGGTATAAAAAACTTCCCGAAAAATTATAAACCTTCCTCTAGTCAACGTTATGCAATACCTAATATTGAAAACGCATTAAAGAAATATAAGTTTATAGTTGTTCAAGGACCTACAGGTTGTGGTAAGAGTTTTATAGCTAAAACTATTGCAAACGGTCTTAATAAACCTCCATCTCGTCTTACTAAGTTAGTAAAAGATTATACTGCATTTGAAACTAACTGGGATAATGGTAAGCTAACGTATGAGTATGCAGATGATTTTTCAAGTAAGAGGTACGGTACTTCTATATTAACGACTACTAAAGCGCTCCAAGATCAATATACTAGAGATTTTGAAGATATAAAAACTCTTAAAGGTAAAAGTACATATGTTTGTAATCTTGATGATAGAAGCGCTGCAGATCAAGCACCGTGTATTGTTAGTAGTAAGTTAAAGAAGGAATGCTGGGATTGTAATCGTTGTGATTATTATGAAGCGAGGAATAAATCTATTGCTTCTAAAATAAGTGTAGAAAATTATTCTAGCTTTTTCCATAAACCGAATCATTTAAAGAATAGACAATTAATAGTTTGCGATGAGGCTTCAGAGTTAGAAAATGTCATTGTGAGTCGGTTTAGTTGTGGTATTGAAATTGGTCGACTTGTTAAGTATGGTTTTAGATTATCTTATACAAAAAGTTCTACTGCGTTCTACAAACAGTTATTGAATTTAAAAACTGATTTAGAAGATAGGTATATAGAACTACTTCGTATGTTTGATAAGCATTCTTCTACATTAGGCGATGACGTAAAAAGAGAGCATAAGTTTATATCTGACCTTAAAGGAGATTTATCCTTAGTAATTGAAACATGGCATCAGTCAGAGTATATTATTAACAAAGCAACTATACGTAATAAGTTATACATACAACTAATACCAAAGAAGATTGATTCCCTCGCTCAACATATATTTAAATATGCAGATAATGTAATCCTTATGTCTGCTACATTTGTAGATTATAAACAAGTGCTGAGAAATTTAGGTATAGAGCAAGATGATTATAAGTATATCGACTTACCTTCTTCATTTGATCCAAGAAAGTCTCCTATATTGTTTGGTAACTTTCAGTTAAATAAAAAGAATTTAGAATATAATTTCCCTAAAGTGGTAGATTGTGTTAAAGAAATATTACAAGAGCATAAAGATGATAAAGGATTAATACATACTCAATCTAATATTATTACTAAGATGCTTAAAGATAAATTAAAAAATGATAGGGTGTTATATAGAATTAGAGGTAGTAAAGATAATGTTGATATATTAAATGAACATTTACAGACAGACGACCCTACTGTATTAGCAAGCCCGTCTATGAATTTTGGAGTTGATTTAAAGGGTTCAGCAGCTCGTTTTTGTATTGTGTTAAAATGTCCATGGCCAGATTTAGGAGACGTTCGTATCAAAGAGATGTCAAAGAATAATAATAAATGGTACACTAATAAGATGTTTACTACATTTATTCAGCAATGTGGTAGATGTACTAGAAGTGAAGATGACACAAGTGTTACGTATGTTTTAGATGCAGTTGGTATAAGAAAATTAATACCTGATTACCGGAATCTGTTGCCAGAGTATTTTATAGACCGGTTTGTTTAATAAATATTTACAATGAAAAACCAATACTATGGCTTTGAGCTAAAAGATATGATAAGGCAGTTTATTACTGCCTTTAATAGTATTGTTATAAACCGCTATAATAAAAACGAGGATGTTGTTGATCAAATTAAATGCTCTTTTTATTATGGTCCTAAAGAGAGAGCAATCCATGATATAGTTAACAAAGCAGGTTCTTTAAAACTGCCTGTAGTAGCAATAAACTATAGTTCTATTTCTAGAGATCCAGATAGAGTGTTTAATAAAATATCTGGATTCTACTATTCAAAAGCTCCTAGCGTTAGTGCTGGTTCTATTGATTCAGATCATTTGAAAACTCCGTTACCAGTAAACGTGGGTATTAATATGTCTATTATGACTAAATTTCAAACAGACATGGATCAGATTATAAGTAATTTCGCCCCGTATAATAATCCATATATTGTTATGAGTTGGATTATTCCTACGTCACAAAATTTAGCTAGTAATTATGAAATTAGATCTGAAGTATTATGGTCAGGAGATGTAAGTTTAGATTATCCTATAGAAGTATCTGGTACTCAACCAGCTCGAGTGATAGCTAATACTAACTTTACAATCAAAGGATGGTTGTTCAAAGGGCCGCCTACCTCTGATACAAAGAACATATTTACTATTGATCAAAACTTCGTCCCAGTAAGTGGATTTAATTATGAGTAAATTTATAAAACTAGATAGTACCCTAACTGATGTAACATCTTTTAGTGCGAATTTTGTAAACAGAGAATTATCTGCTAGACCTGAGTTTACTGGTAATGAATATACAACATTAAACAACGGATTCTCGGCATTACATACTCTTGAAGGTTATAATTTTGATTCTGTTACTGATGTATTATTAAGTTGTACTGATAGTGCTCCTCTCTTTACAAGTGCTTCAGGGTTAACTAGTGTGAGCGCATTTAATTTCAGTACTGTGTCAGGTTTATCTGCGACTTATCCTGAAGTTAGTGGGTATCCTACTACAACATATACATTAAATAACTATAACACAATGACAGTTACATTTCCTACAGTAACTGCAACAGGTGTCGTTGATATCATAGCAGTTAATCCAGCTGGGTATGGTATTTTTGGTACTGATGTAGGAACAACAGGTATAACAATAAATTAAAATGCCAGACGGACAAAAAGGAACATTCGGAAGAGGTTTACAGAAATTTATTTCTAGTAATTTACCATACAGATCACCTGCGTCAATTATAAATGACGTAACTCAACAAAACCCTAAGTTTGAAGATTTCTATAAGGCAGGTTCAATGCGTAAAGAGCTGTTAGCTCATCATTCAGTTATTGCACCCAAGACTGCAGAATCTTCTCACCCGGTAGGTTCTTTTCTAGCTGATAAAGCGTATAATGAATTAATGTACGCGACATTAGATGCTGATAAGTATCGCAGAGTTAGAGACTATCGCACTATGGCTCAGTTCGCAGAAGTTGCAGATGCTTTAGATGAAATTTGTGATGAATTCTTAAATGAAGATGAACAAGGAAGTATGATTAATCTTAAGTTGAGAGACGATAGAGAGTTTGATCCTTTAATTAACAAACAACTACATGAAGAGTTTAACAAGTTCATTAATTTGTTTGATTTTAAAGAACGTGCTTGGGAGTATGTAAGAAGTTTATTAGTAGATGGAGAGTTATATTTTGAGAATGTTATCCACGAGAAACATGTCAAAGAAGGTATACTAGGAGTTATACCTGTACCTACTCAGGCAATTGATCCAGTATATGATAACTTCCAACAAATGCATATAAAAGCTTATTTGCTCCGTAAAGCTAAACATCATAAAGAAGCAGATCAGCAATATAACTCAATGGATGATAAAGATTTCATTCCAATGGAACGTAATCAGATTACGTATATCAATTCTGGTACATGGAATGAAAATAGAACTTTTAGAATCCCATTTATAGAAAATGCTCGCCGCGCTTATAGACAGTTATCATTAATTGAAGATTCTATTATTATATATCGTCTTGTAAGGGCTCCTGAAAGATTAGTATTCAATGTAGATGTTGGCACAATGAGCCCACCTAAAGCCGAAGGTTATATTCGTAAGTTAATGCAAAACTATTGGAGTAAAAAATCATTTAGTTTAGACGGAGACAACAGAGTACAGTCTTTTAACCCACAATCAATTTTAGATGCTTATTGGTTCCCAAAAAGAGAAGGTAGTACAGGTACAGAAGTTAGTACTTTACCTGGAGGTCAGAATTTAGGAGAGTTACAGGATTTAGTTTACTTTGTTAAAAAGTTATACAAAGCTCTCAAGGTACCAACTAACAGGGTTGATACAGAAAACTCTCAATATAGCGCTGATGCTAATGTATTGAGAGAAGAATTAAAGTTTGCAAACTTTGTTGTTAGACTTCAAGCTCAATTTGCAGCTGGTATTAAAGAAGCATTTATTACTCATTTAAAACTGAGAGGATCTTGGAAGCAATTTGAACTTAGAGAGAATGGTTTTGATTTAGAATTTGTACCACCTCGTAATTATTTTGAATTACGTCGGCAACAAGTCTTAGATCTTAAACTTAACAATTTTACAAACATAACTTCTAACGAATCTATATCTCAAGGTTACGGACAAAAAGAATACCTAGGTTGGACTGATAGTCAAATAAAAGCTAACCGCGAATGGTTACGTAAAGATGCAGCAGTACAGCATGAGTTAGAACAGATCCGAGGTGGTGGTGCTGATTGGGCAGCGGGTAGTGGAGCTGCTCCTGCAGCAGG